TCGACGATGCCGCGCGCGGTCGCGGCATCGATCGTCGCCGGAAGATCGATCGTGCCCGCGCGGCGCGCCGAGACCTCGCGCCGGGCGCTCTGCGATCCAAGCTGATAGTCGAGCGCGGGATCATAATAGCCGATCGTCAGCGCCTCGTTGAGCGTTCCCGCCGCCTGCCGCTCGATCGCGACCTTGGCCGGCGCGTCCTTGCTCGCTCCGGCAGTGCCCAGTTCGGCGGCGTCGATCGCGACGGGATCGGCGGTCTCATCGACCAGCAGGACGCCATCCGGCCCATCGGCGAAGGCCACCGGCAGCGCCGAGGCCAGCCCCTCGATCGCGCCGCGCACACTGTCGCCCGATGCCGCATAGCCGCCGAGCAACGGCCCTCCCGATCCGCCGATGTCGCCATCCGACACGATCGCGGCGATGGTGGCGAGCGAGACGGCGCCGTCATCCGCCTCGACCTCGAAACTGAGCGACGGAATACGGTTGCCGTAGTCCGCCAGCTGCAGATCCTCGAACACGGCGTAGGCGAGCCCGCGATGGGCAGGCGTCGCGTCGATCCCTTCGGCGGCGGCGATCAGCGGATCGACGGCCTGCCCCTCGTCTCCCGAATGCAGCCGGAAGGCACCGACATCGCCCTTCCAGTCGCCGGCCGCGCCCCGCAACAATGTCCCGTCCGCCCAAATGCGATGCACCGCGCGGATCGGGCGCGCCGAGAGCGCCACCGCGAAGGAGGCCGAATAGCTGTAGGTCGTCGTCTTGGGCTGGCCCTTGCCGGCGCTGGACTTGTGCTTGCTCTCGCGCAGATCGGTCGCCCAGATCACCGATCCGGAGACGCGCATCGTGCCGAACAGCATCGGCAGGTCCGCGCCGTAGGAGGAACCCTGCACCGCCAAGCTTTCGAGTCGCGGCCCCTTGGCACCCTTGGGCGTGAACAGGGCGCGATCGACCTGATTGCCGATGACCGCGCCGATCGCGGCGCCGATCGGGCCGCCGACCACCGTGCCGACCGCCGTGAGAACGAGCGTTGCCATTCTAATCCTTTCAAACGGAATGCCAGCGCGCCAGCTCCGGCCAGCGCGGCGGCCCCGGCACCTCGGTCACGCGGCGCAGGCCCGCATCGGCATGGATGAAGCCGCGATCGGTGCGGATCGCGAGGTGCAGCTGGTGCGGTCCAGGGCAAAGCAGCAGCAGATCGGCGGGGCGCAGCGTTTCCGCCTGTTCGAACCCGAGCGCGTCGATCGTCGCGAGGATCTGTCCGACATCGCCGCCGCGCAGCGCATAGCCGGCCGGTACGCGATCCCGCCCATAAGCGAGCGCCGCGACGCCGACGCAATCGAGCCCCGTGTCACGGGATCGGCCGTGGAGGCGGAAACGCACCCCGACACATCCGCGCGCAGCGGCGACGATCGCCGCTTCGGTCGGCGTCATCAGTCGGTGCCATAGCGGGTGAGCAGGTCGATCCCCGGCAGGTACGGCTCGCCACGGAAGTTCCCGGCGTTGGCGAACCGCGTCCGGCAGGTCGACAGGAGCCGATCGCAGCCTTCGCGCAATTCGACCAGCGCGCCCGTCTCGATCGGAAACGCCGGCGGATCGCGCAGCGTCACGGTGTTGCCGGCGGACGACAGGATCGGTGCCGCCAGGGCCGCGTTGGCGCCATCCAGCCAGCGCAGCCGGCCATAGCCATAGGCGTTGACCGAAGGCTCCGCCGCGTCGAGCGTCAACACCTCGTCGGCCACCGCCACGATGCGCGCGAACCGCGTGCGCGCCGCCAGATCGACCCGACACCGCCGATCCCCGAGCGCGGCGCGACAATCGGGCGAGGTCTGCTCGACCACCGGCCGCTCCAGCAAAGCGGTAGGGCCGCGCAGTTCGGCGGTGAACGCCTCGTCGCGTATCGAGACGTCGCCGATCTCGCCGCGTGCGATCACCAGCGTTTCGGCGGGATCGGTCCAGTCGGCGGCGAAGAGGGTGAGCGCCGCGCCGTCCCAGCGGCCGGCGGCGAGATCGTCGGCGGTGATCGCATCATGGGTGAGCGCGCCGTCCACATCGAGCGTATCGACGTCGAACCCGTCCGACTGGCGGATCGCGGACGGCACCATGCCGGGGCTGGAGCGATAGACGACGCCGGCGATCGTCAGGTCGCGGTCGTGCGCGGTGAAGCCGATCGTCACCCCGTCCGCGCGATCGAGCCGCCAGCACAAGGCCATCGTCGTGAGTTCGCCGGCAAGCCAGGCGACCGTCATGGCTCGCGCACCTCGATCAGCGGCACGCTTGGGGCTTCACCGGCCAGAAACGTACTGCGGCTCACCTCCAGCGTGTCTTCGGCAAAGCGGACGGGGACGTCGAACAGATAGCCGGCGGTGACCTCCGCCCCGGTGGCAGGTGCGGTCACGAATGAGACGATGCCGTCGGCAAGCAGCGACCAGCCGCTCGCTTCGATACCGCCGACAGCGACGCGGACACTGCCCGCCACCGGCCGCGTGATCCGCCGGACCTGCGCCTCGTCGCCCTCGCCGTAGCGCTTGATCAGCGGGAAGCTGGTGGCAACGCCGTCGCCGAGCCCGAGCGACTGATCGCGCGGTGTCGGCAGGGCGTTACCCGAACTCCAATCGAACGGATCGCGGAAGCGGAAGGCGCGCGCCGCCCCTCGTCTCGCGCGGAAGAAGGCGATCAGCGTCGCGATATCCGCCTCCGATCGCACGCCCGGCCCGGCATCGAAGCGCAGCCGCGCGTCCGCCCAGTCGGCGTTGCGCTGCTCGACGCCGGCCGCCGTCGTCACGATCGCGGTCGAGAAGGCGGGCGTGACGCTCGCCTCTCGGCCCAGCGCCAGCGGGAAATCCACATCGTCGAACGCCTGCACCTGAGCCTCCCCCATATCGAACACCGTGAAGCCGTCGCGCGCCACCTGCGGCAGCGCCCAGACGAAGGCGCGCGGCACGCCTCTCGCTTGCGCCGCACGCGCCGCCGCCTCGATGCGCGGCCAGAAGCGCGCTGCATCACCGGTGGCGAGCACGAAGCCCGAGAAATAATCCTGCACGCCCGGCGGATAGCCGAGCCGATCGGCCACGAACGCCGCGCCGCGTGCGCTGGCGCCCGTGTCGCCCGCCTGCACCCAGTCATAATCCTCGAGCTGGAGGCGATCGAACGCAGGGCTCGCCCAGCCGATCGGCATGTTCGCGCGCACCGCCTCCGGCATACGCGGATCGAGCACGGTCGGCAGATAGGTCAGCAACAGGATCTCGGCGTCAGGTGCCACGGCCCTCACCGCCGCGTCGATCGCAGCGGTGGACGAGGCGAGCAGCGCACCCGCCGCATCGAGCACCGCCTTCTGTGCATCGCTCTGCGGCCCGATCAGGCCGGTGACCGTATCGACATCCGGCCCGAGCGCGGTGCGCGCCGTATCGTCATGGAGGCAGATCGTGCCGTCGGCGCGCGTCCACCACCAGGGTTCGCCGATCTGGAACTGCACCGGCCCCGCAGCCGCCGACAGCGTGGCGAAGGCAGTCGCAACCGTTTGCAGATAGCTCATCGCCGGCACGCTGGCCGGCGAGAGTAACGTCGAGGGCGGGTCCCACCCGGTCAGCGCGGGAGAGCCATCCGCCGCGCGCTGCTTCCAGTCTTGCCACGCATGCTGGTCGAGCAGTTCGTAGGACATCGACAGAATGACCTCGAAACCCAGCGCGGCCGCGCGGGCGAGGAAATCGCGATGCCACGCGTCGGCCGCGACATTCAGCGTGCCGCCGGTCAGGCTGACGAGGTGCAGCCCCGCCCCGGCATTCCACTCGAGCCGGAAATAATGGCTCATCCCCACATAGTGATCGATCGCGCCACGATAGCCGAGCCCGACGATCTGGCGCAGAATGCGCGCCGGGGTCTGGTTGTAGGCATCGTCATAGCCGGTCGCGATCATCAGCCCGTGCGGCGGCACCAGCCCGTCACCGATCGCCAGCGTCGATCCCGCGCCGTCCGAGGCCATGCCGGTCAGTTCAACCCACGCCTCGGCCGGCGCCGGCAGCTCGCCCGAAATGCCGGTGTAGCTCGGCGGCACCAGCGACAGGAACAGCCGATCGATGTCCCCTGCCCACAGCGGGTCCGCATCGGCGGGGAGCGCGAAGCCGCCGTCCATCGCGCTGAAATCGAGCGTAATGGTCGCGTCTTCGGGCGTGCCCTCCGCATAGTTCCACAGGCGGACGAACCAGCTCTTCGCCGCGCCCGAGGCATCGCGGCCTTCGATCGTCAGCGTCGGTCCGTTGATAGCGTCAAGCGGCATCAGTCCCGACGAGCGCCAGCGAAAAGCGAGCGTGCATTGCCGGAAATCGCGCGCCGTCTCGTAGCGCAGCAGCGGATGGTCGATCGTGTCGGCCGCCTCCCAGATCAGCCCGGCGAGATCGTCGCTGCGATAAAAGACGCTATCGACGCGAAGTGCATCGGGCGCGGTCGTCGTCACCGCCGCCATCATCGGGCGCGGGAAATTGACCGTCCAGAAGCGCGGATCGAAGCGCTTGATCCAGCCGCCCGCGCGCTTCTGTGCCTTGAGGGCGTCGGCGTCACCTGCCAGCCACCAGCCCATCTCAGCGATCCGCCTGGGCGAGCGCGCGGGATACGGCGCGCGCTACCTGTCGGCTCGATTGCGCGAGCGAGCGCGGCTCGGTGCCGGCCGGCGCATTGATGCTGATCGCGACGCGCACATCGCGCGGCGTCGCCCCGCCGGCCGTGGCGATGCTGCCGGCCGTTGTGGGCACGAACAGCTCCGGTCCCTGCTCGCCGACCATATAGGGCCGTCCCGGCGACACCGGCCCGCCCGTCGCGCGACCGGGCGATCCGGACAGCGAGCCGATCAGGCTGGTGCCGAGCGACAGCAGTCCGCCACCGCCCCCGCCCGATCCGCCACCCCCGCCGAACAGCGCGGCGAGGCCGCCCTTCACCGCCTGCGCGGCGATCTCGGACAGCACCGACAGCGCGGTCTTCTCCAGATCGGAAAAGCTGAGCTTACCGGACCGCACCGCCCGCGCGAGCCCGTTCTCGATCAGCGTCGCCGCCTGGTTGGCGCCGGTGCCGAGCGAGGTCTGGAGCGATGCCTGCATCGCCGCCGTATCCTGCGCGAACGCCTGCGTGTCGGCGCGGACGCCGATCATCAGCGTCTCGACTGTCTCATCCATCGGGGAATTGCTCCTTGAGCGCCGCGATCGTCGCGGCGGCGGGCGGCTGCGCAGTATCGAGAGCGGGGCCGGCGAGCGCCATCAGCACCGCCTCCAGTTCAGCCGGCGTCGCCCGCCAGAACTCGTCCGGCCGCCATCCGGCGAGCGCGCCCGCCATGCCGGCGAGGCGGGCGGCGGTTTCCGCAAAGCTTGTGCTCCGGCGAAGGCCGGAGCGCTGTGAAGCGCGCGCGGCACCAACCATGCAACGCTCCGGCCTCCGCCGGAGCACGGAACCGCTCACAGCCCCTTGACGATCTGGCCGAGCAGCACGCGCAGCACCGGCGTCAGCACGGCGATGCCGGCCTCGACCACCTGCTCGCCGAAGCTCTCGCTGGTCAAAGAGTCGGGTTTGCCGATGAGGCAGTGGAAGATCAAAGTCACCGTGTCGGCGAACGTGAGTTTGCCGGCTGCCGCCTGCTCGACGAGTGCGAACAGCGGGCCGACCTGTTGTTCGGCGGCGACCAGAGCGGCGAAGCTCGGCCGGACGGTCAGCGTCTGGTCGCCGAGCGTGAGCGCGGTTTCGCCTCTTGCCGGATTGGGCGCGGGGCTCGCCGGCGCGGCGGCGGTATCGACCGCGCTCATGCCGACACCACCTGGCCCGAGGATTCCAGCGCAAGCGTGTAAGCCCGCTCGCCGTTGAAATCGCCGGAATAATCGAGCTTGGTCAACAGGAAGCGGCCCTGCATGATCTCACCGCTTTCGAAGCTCAGCTGATAGTTGTCGAGCGTGCCGGCGAGCACATTGTTCTTCAGCCGGGCCTCCGCCGCCGATCCGGTGAACACGCCGCTGCCGGCCACCGAGACGCTGCGCGTGCCGGCGCCGGAGAGCAGTTCACGCCAACCGCCGCTGTCCTTGTTGGTGATCGTCACCAGCTCGCCGGCGATCGAGAGCTGGGTGGTGCGCAAGCCGGCCACGGTGGAATAAGTGGGCGTGGCGGTGCCGTCGCCGACCTTGAGCAGGAAGGCGCTGCCGCTTTCTGCGGGCATAGTCTGTCTCCTTGTCGTTAGGTGATGCAAAAAATCCTCCCCCGCAGGGGGAGGGGGACCACCCGCAGGGTGGTGGAGGGGTAAGCAGGGGAAAATCGATCCTCCTTCGGGCGCCGGATCACCCCTCCACCGCTCGCTTCGCGAGCGGTCCCCCTCCCCTTGCAGGGGAGGATTTTCAGGTTTCCAAGGTCCGCACGCGGTAGTCCAAACGCCCTGCCCACGGCCCGTCGGGATCGCGGACGACGCGGGCGCGCAGAAAGACGAGGCTGGCGATGGCGTGGCCGTCGAGCACACGCGGCATCGCCTCGATCGCGTCCTCGGCACGGGCGAGCAGATCGTGGAGCCGGGCCGGGGTCAGGCCATCGTCCCAGATCGCGATCGAAAGGCGATGCTCGCGGCCCCGGCCGGTCTTGTGGCTCCAGTCGGTGGTCGAGCCGTCCGAGATCGCGATATAGGGGCAGACGGCTTGCGGAGGCGGGCCGTCGTAGATGCCGGTCACCGCGCTCGCGAACGGCGCGGCCCGCAACACCGTGACGAGGGCGCGCTGGAGGGCTTCGGCGGCGGTGCTCATCGCACCAGCCCCGCGAAATCGCGCAACCGCGCGTCGGTGAGCGAACGGATCGCGAGGTTGCGGCCGGTCAGCGCGATCCCGTCCTCGGCCAGCAAGACACCGACATCCGATGGCACCTCGGCGGCGATAGCGGAGGCGACGCGCGCCTCCGCGCCGGCCAATGCGGCAGCAACGGCAGGGGACAGGGTGATGGCAGTCATCGATCCTCCTCCAGCATGAGGGTCAGGCGATCAGGCATGGCTGGGTCCGCCTCGACGGTGCGCACCGCGAAGAGCAGGCCGCGCCATTGCAGCCGGTCACCGATCGCGACGTCTGCCGCCGCTCGGATGGTGGCGCGCCAACGCGGCGCGGCGGCGGGCAGATCGCCCTCCCCCCATGATGCCGGTGTGATCGGTTCGATCGCCGCCCACAGCGTCGCGATCGTCGTCCAAGCCCCAGATGCGCCGCCGAGATCGTCACGCGTCGCGGCCCGGCGCTGGACCAGCACCCGCTGCGTCAGCGCGCCGGAAAACTCGCCGCTCATGCCAGCTGCATCCGGCGATACGGCCGCCACAAAGCCGCGACGGCGGCGGGCGGGCCGGCATCGTCGGCGGCGTCGCGATGCGCGTAGAGATGCGCGGTCAGCCGCAGCACGCCCTGACGCAGCGTCTCGGCGAGCGAAGGCCAGTCCGCCGCCAGTCCGACGGTGTAACCGATCTGCAACCGGCTCGCCGCGATCGGTGCGGTGAGGCGGACCCGGCCGTCCCCCGACGCATCGATGTCGACCGCATAGGCATCGACCGCGAGCACCGTCGCCACGCCGGACGGATCGAGCGACGCTACCGAGGCGATCGCCGACACCGGCGTCGCCGGCAGCCGCTGCCATTCAGGGCTGCACGCCGGCACGGTGTCCGTCCGATCGGTTGCGAACAGGGCGAGGCCGGTGAAGCGCTCGCACAGCCCGATCGCCGCGCCGAGCAGGGTGGCCAGCAGCGCGTCCTCGTCGGTGCCATCGATGCGGAGATAGGCCTTGGCGTCGGCCAGTGCGGCAGCCAATGATTCGGGCGGCACGCTCATCGCCGCGTCTCCAGATCGAGCGTTCGGACAAGCGTGCGATCGTCCGCCAGCGTCACCCGATGGCTCAGCCGATAGTGGGTGCCCGGCTCGCCGCCGGTGATGCGCGCGGCGGTGCGGCCCGGTTCGGCATCGATCGGCTCGATCGTCAGGCCCTCGGGCGATGATGCCCATACGCTGTCCTCGATGGGCACGCCGAGCAACGCCGCGTGCGGCCAGCAGATGGAATAATCGAGGGTCGCCTCGGGCGACTTCATGAGCATGGACAGCACTCCCGAAGCGTCTGAAAAAGAAACCCCCGCGCGAGCGGGCCGCGCGGGGGTTTCAGGTGATCTCGGCGGGAAGGGGATCAGGACGCCGAGAATTTGATCAGCTTGATCGCCTCCGAATTGGAGACGGTGCCGCCGATCCGCCGCGTCGCGTAGAAGTGGA